CTTAGCCGCTTGATCACCCACCGTACCTGCCAACAAAGTCTGAGTCACAAGATCACCCAACTGCATACGCTGTTTGACAATGTGCGATGCCTTCTCCAACGAACGCGGAGTAACGAACGCGGATTGTGGCTTAGTCGGTTGAAAGATTAGGTTGTTATCACGTTGCGCCGGATCGTTGTAACTCTCAAGGCAATGTGGATTCTGCTTAACCCATGCCACAACGATTGGATCAATGTCATTGTTGATAGCCCACATACCCCACGAGTCTGCATCAAGCGAACCGTCTGCATTAAACCCTGCGTGTGGTTTGCACACCGTAGTAAAACATACACGGTTACGAGCATGGGCTTCGAGCGAATCACCCACCCCATCCGATGCAAGGTTAGTCGTACCGAACACAATAGATCCCTTGGGCAGAGTCATATCACCGATCCGTTGCTCTAGCATCAGAGTCAGTAGCACATTCTTGACCGCCTTCATTGCCTTGCCGATCTCATCAAGCATAACGATCACGGGCTTGTCTGCTTGTAATTGGAACCGTGCATTGGGTGCGAACCTAGTCACGCGGATGCCGTTCTCTTCCACCGTATAGGGCAGGGCAAAGTCACCCAAGTCCAACAAGGTGCAGTCGATATACGCAGTCGCATACTCAGGGAACCTTTGTGCCAACACCTTAAGCATTGATGACTTGCCAATGCCCGGCTCGCCTTGCCCGATGATCGTGACCTGATCACCCACCGTTGCGATTGCATCTGCGAACTGCTTCAACGATACGGAACTACCTAGATTTACTGTTGCCATTTCACTCTCCTGTTTTAATTAAGAATCTCAAGTCTGACTTGAGGATTTCACTACACATTACTACAACTGAATACCTCTATTATATAACAAGATTATCTCTAATGCAACCCCCCTCCACCTCACGAACCTTATGCACCTCATCCAACTCACGAATCAACTTGTCTACGAACTTGCGGATAGCGTCTGTCGCGTACTGATATTCACGCAACTCCAATGTCCGTTCCAATTGGTTTTTCCCATCCCCCATGTATTTAATGAGTGACACGATGTTGTACTGTTGCTCTTTAGTCTTGCGTAGGATGCAATGCATGGCTCGATCCCAAACTGATATGTCCTCAACGCTTAACATCTTCAGCACGGCACGACACTTCTCCATGTGTACCGCATACTTATCGGGTTGCGTTTTCATCCACCGACTAGCACGCACACCTTCAAGTATGGAGATTATCTCGGGGTCAAATCCAAAGTCGAACTTATAACTTTTCCATACCCCCCACCCATTCCCATCTTGCTCATTCAATGTGCGCCATTGGGCTACGGTATCAGCACGCACCCACCCATCGGATAACTTGAGCATGGTTGTCGCATAGTCCACGAACCCTTTCACCGTGGTACGCACCGCATTAGATGCTTTCCTATCAACAACTTTCTGCTTGAGTTTTACAGGCTCGGCGGGTTGCCAAGCACCGTCAATAAGTTTGAACTTCACGATTGTGTTACGCAGGATCGGTACATTCCCCGCCCCTTGCACGCTCACCCATATATTGTTCTGAGTCTTAGACGCTCTGAACGGGCTGTACTTTGTCATGAAGTCCGCAGTCTTCGGGGTAGGCCACGAGTTTACATCCAACTCCAACTCCCCATTCGGCCCGTACATCACAACCTTTGTACGGTATAGCAACGCACCATACCATGTGCCATCGGCACGATCCTCTTTCACAAGCAACTCCCAATCACGGTTACGCCTACCGATTGGTCTTACATCCTCGGCACGCCCACGGATGGGCTTGGTGTCGTTGTATTTGTTTTTAAAGAACTCGTATGTCATTTTCACTCTCCTGTTAGGTTTACTTATCGTTACGCATATCAAACCAAATCACCACACCGATGCCCACAACTACAAGCACCACGAACCACATCAACTCCTGAGCAGCCTGAGCAGCCATGCCTGATTCAATCCACCAACTTGTTTTCATTTACTTTTTCCTTTTTCTTGCGTGGTTTAATAGGTCTGATCATGTAGTTATACTCAGCAACTACGCGGTCATGTAACAGAATTTCCTCTCGTCTAGGTAAGCAGTATGTTTCTAGACTATCTATATGCTGTTCAATCACATCTAAAATCATCCCTAAGTCCTTTGCGCTTAGGTGCGCTCGTTTATCACTCACTCCTTATCCCCCCTCCCTATAATCATGCAAGCCAAGAAGTAAACACAAAACGCTATGGCTATCAGCCCTAACGCCCCGTTCAATGCTCTCAAGAACTCAGCAACCTCACTCATTTCTTCTCCTCTTTTTGTAAAACACAGTCGATCTGATGGGGTAGCACATTCAATGTGTACTTGCGCTCATCCATTGTGGTCACGGTTATCAACTCCCCGATCCGCTCGACAAAGCATGGCTTCTTGTTGAAATGCACCACATCACCCACCCGCACCTCGCCCTCTGCATCGAACAACCTCAAGTCGGACTTGAGATTTGGATTTACATTGGGTTTGCGTGGTAACTCATACGGGACTGGACTTGTTGGATTGATTTTCATCTGACTAACCCTCCTTTGTTGTTGATACCTTTGAGATCGGTCTTGTTTGTAAAAAGCATATAGTTACTCTTGTGCATGGGAGCCACACACCAACTGCTTCGCTCTTGCCTCGCAGACTCCTCCCCACAAAACACACATAAAGAACTCACCAATTGACGCTGAGGTGGCTCAATATCCGAGCCACACCTATGACAGTTTAAATATCTAATACTCATCTAGCACCTCCTTCATAGGCTTTGATAGCGTCAAGCACCATCCACTTATCAACTTCTACATTTCCCCGAGCCATCTCTTCCATGATGTAGTCGGCTATGTATTTCGCTAATCCCTCCAATGTTGCTTTATCCATCTCATACACTCCTTACAAAACAATCAACGAACTGAACCCGATCTCTCAGGCTCAGGCTTTCCCATGTGGGCTTTACAAACTCGACTTCGTAGGTGAAGTCATCCCTGCGCCAAGACTTCTTACGCATTACTTTTACTTTGGGTATTACCCGTACTTGGGGTTTGATTGATGCAAGGGTTTCTTGCCAAGTTTTTGTAGTCATTTTCACTCTCCTAAAGTTGTTGATAGATACGCAACGATGGGGTCTCTGAAGTCAAACCCAAAGAACTCAAGTCAGACTTGAGAAAACCCATCGCGCCGTATCCACGGCTTGCCCCTCTGCATTTAGCAGTCCTGTGTGGTGTTCGGGGCGGGGTGTATTAGGTAGCGTGGCAAAAGGGTCTGACTCGACAAAACAAAACCCTCAACTAACTAATACACCGCAGAGATACTGCTCGGGGTGGTCTGTGTGGGGATGGAAGAACCAAAGAGAATGGAATACACCGAACTCAATCAGCCTGCATAAACTTCAGTCCTCGTGCCAATGACACACAGACGCCCTACGCCTACTCTGCACTTGGCAGTTAAACCTAACCCAAGAGAACTCAAGTCGGACTTGAGGAATGGGTGTCGGGATAGCCAAGCATTTGACGGGTTGTTAAAGAGCGATTTACTACTGTACCTCTATTATATAATAGATCTATAGTGTGTGTCAAGCCCTTTTCTTTACTTTCAGCACTTGTTTTACAGTTTCCAACACGTGTTAACGAACCCGATTTTTTAATTATTTCTTTTACTTTGGGGGTCTGTTCCAAGAAATGCCCCATTTGTTCTTAATTGTTCCAAAGTTTTGAACGGGGGAATTACCTTGTAGATCAATGAGATGGGTGAGTTAATGAGTTTTGTTCCTTTGTTCCACGATAAAACAAGCACCTGCGGAGAAGGTCTTTGCCTGAGTAAAAAATGGTGTCTAAAGTAAAAGTAAAACACATTGTGATTTTGGGGAAGGTGTGGCTATTATTTTTTAAGGAACAAATATATATAAAAAGAAAGAAAGAAGAACAGAATCAATAACTTAGCCTGTACTCTTGCAGAAGAACATTTGGTACAAAGTTTGGAACAATGGCTTGCAGACGCCATTCGGCTGTTCCACGAAAAAATTACTTATAGTACAAAGTAGTATCTGCCTTTTCCTGCCCATGCAAAGTAAAACTCAAGTCGGACTTGAGGATCGCCCACAGAGAAGACACCAGTTCCACCCCCGCGCACGCACGCACCGATCACGCACCAACGCGTTGCCACGCACGCACTCACCAACCGCGCCCACCCTCACTTACCGAGATGACACCAGTTCCCAAAATTTGGGCGAAAAAAAACCCCGCCGAAGCGGGGTCTGAAGTGGTGCTGGTTATTCTGATTCGGGGAATCCCGCATCATCGAGCGCGTCAACTAGGTAAGCGGCAATCTCCGCAAGCGCGTCATTCGCGGATCGCATTTTCTCGAATCCCTTGCGAAGTTTACCCGCCGCCGCTTCTGCCGTGTCCGCAGGGGATAGCGCGATCATTATCGATCCGCCGCCCGTTTTCGCGCCCGTTTTCTTACCCTTGCGTGCCGCGTTTTCGTCATATCCCTTGCCGGTTTTAACTGCTTTCCTAAACTCGCCGAGAACTGTATCAATTGTCCCCGCCGATACCTTTTTACCCTTGGCGTTTAAACCCTTGGGGAATCGAGCATTAATAAACTCGATTGCTAACGGGCACTTACCCTTGGCGCCCACCTCGGCCTTAGCCGCGTGGAGTTTACCCGCCGCGTCATGGGCGCGTTCTTTAGCGGAACCCGCCGTGTTTAACGCCTCGCCGCATGTTCTTGCGAGAACGATATGGGCAGGGGTTGCGACATAGGGCTTAACTGCTTTTACTGTTTTCTTAATAGTCATTTTTATTTCCTTTAGGTTATGTCGGCGCGTTATTGCAACCGACAGACGAATCATAGCATAGGTTTAAGAGATATGACCCACTCATGTCAGACTTGAGCCGCCGCGACCCCACCGTACCCCTACCCCCCAAATGGCATATATGGGACCCGCCCACCCCTATACTGCGTGTTTTGCACATTGGATACCCCCTCCCCCAACTTCAATGTAAAAGTAAAACGCGTATCTCATATATGGAAAACACCCCCCTTGTCTTTTTGGATCCATGCCTGCCGGGGGGTATATAATTTTTTCGTGGGGGCGCCTCTTTGACGATTAGAGGTTTTCCAAGTCCCCCACACCTCTTGACAAAATAAAATCTATCTAGTAAGTTCGGCACAACTTGGAGCCACAAACCGCACCATTACATGCCCATAGTCATAACACCTGAAGTAGGAATACCACTGCCCTTTGACGTTACGCCAGAGGAGGCAGAAGGTTTTCGTGAGCGGGCCAAAGCTGCCTGCGAGTCCATCTTGGACCTGATTAATTCCGGCGCAGATGTTGAGGTGAGCGAAGAGGATTCCATAGTAGCCCATCAGATTATTGCTTCTGAAAAGTTTGTCCCTGCCAAGATCGCTCCGGGTGCCATCCTAAAACTGGAGGCCCTGCTAGACCACTACGACCACGAGTTCTTAGAAGCCAATCGTAAAATCCAAAACCTAGTAACCAATAAGTTGTTAGAGGAAACGGAAAACGAAGACCCCAAGGTTAGGCTCAAGGCGCTGGAATTGCTTGGTAAACGTAAAGGGGTACAGCTATTTACTGACCAGCTTGAAGTGACCGTGAAACAAAAGCCTATGGAAGAGATTGAGAAGGAGCTTGGCTCTTTGTTAGAGCGCTACATGGGTCCTGTGGAACAAGCGGTAAAGAATGACATACAAGATGTTGAGGTGAGTGAGGTCATTGACCTTGAGAATATAGACTTAGACGCCGAACTTGGGCTAAAGAAGGAGGAAACGGGTGAGCCAGAACCGCCTGCAAGCACTCCTCAGTAACAAAGCCCAGCTAGATCAGCTACCTCTGAATGTAAAAGCCAAGATTTTTGAGTTGGTTGAGGAGTTAGAAGAGCGCAAAAGTGCGGAACAGGCACAGAAGTCCTTCATGGCGTTCGTGCGAAAAGTCTGGCCTGCCTTTATTAATGGGGCACACCACGTCAAGATGGCTGAAGCGTTCGAGCGGGTGGCTGAAGGTAAAGTAAAACGGTTGATTATTAACATGCCACCCCGGCATACGAAGAGCGAATTCGCCTCATACCTGCTTCCGGCGTGGTTTCTAGGTAAATTCCCTAACAAAAAGGTCATTCAGACCTCCCATACGGCAGAACTTGCCGTGGGTTTTGGACGAAAGGTGCGAAATCTTGTCGATCAGGACGTTTATAGAGACATTTTCCCGGGGGTTGGCCTACAAACAGACTCTAAAGCTGCTGGCAGGTGGGCGACTAACAAGGGTGGAGACTATTTTGCTATCGGTGTCGGCGGTGCTGTTACGGGTAAAGGTGCCGACATTCTTATTATCGACGATCCACACTCTGAGCAAGAAGCTGCGCAGGCAGAAGTAAACCCAGAGATCTACGATAAGACCTACGAGTGGTACACATCAGGCCCACGGCAGCGTCTACAGCCGGGAGGCGCCATCATAGTTGTGATGACCCGGTGGAGTAAGAAGGACTTAACGGGTCAGGTGCTCAAGGCGGCAAGTCAAAGGTCGGGTGAGGAGTGGGAAGTCATTGAGTTTCCTGCCCTTTTACCTAGCGGTAAGCCTTTGTGGCCTCAGTTCTGGCCCCGCATGGAGTTAGAAGCGCTTCAAAAGGAGTTGCCCCACTCAAAGTGGATGGCACAGTACCAACAGCAGCCCACAAGCGACTCCACAGCCATTGTAAAACGGGAGTGGTGGCAGATCTGGGAAGATGACGAGGCGCCAAACTGTGAATTTACGCTGATGTCGTGGGATACGGCGTTTGAGAAAAACAACCGGGCTGACTACAGCGCTTTAACCCACTGGGGGGTGTTTTATCACCCGGATGAGACAGGACTGCCACAGGCAAACATCATACTTTTGAACGCTTTTCGAGAGCGAATGGAGTTCCCAAGGCTTAAGCAAGAGGCCATTGACCAATATAAAGAGTGGGAGCCAGACAGCGTAATTATTGAGAAAAAGGCTTCTGGGGCACCCCTGATTTACGAGATGCGGGCGATGGGAATACCTGTGCAGGAGTTCACGCCGAGCAAGGGCAACGACAAGATTAGCCGTTTGAACGCCGTGTCAGATATATTTGCAAGTGGTAGAGTGTGGGCACCGAACACACACTGGGCGGAGGAAGTGATCGAGGAGGTTGCATCTTTTCCGGCTGGAGAGCATGATGACTATGTTGACTCTGTATCCCTCGCGTTGATGAGATTCCGCAAGGGTGGGTATATCCGTACCCTGTTAGACGAAGAAGATGAATTACCTTCATTCCGGCGCAAGTTTGAGGGTTACTACTAAGGACAGAAT